TGAAGGTCCAGTACCATCCATTGGATCTTTCCACTGACTTCTTGTGTGTACAGTCTTAACAACAGATCCACTAGCAGAAGAGAACTTTACAAATTGAATAGTTCCTTCATAGTTTTCTAAAAGAAATCCGTCTCTAATGTCATTGAATTTCCATGAACCAAATCCCCAGAACTTAAGAGTTCCGGGATCAGTTTCTAGAAGCACTGCTGTACTTCCTGTAATAACAGTATCTGGCTGGTAAAAGAATATTGGCTTGCTTATATGGTAGTAGCCACTGCCAGGAGCAGTATTAGTAGTACTGATACTAACACCTAGTTCATGCTCTAGATAAGTCTTAACCGCATTCTGAGAGTAAGCTACTTCCCAGAATTCATTATTCTGTCCGTAAGAGAATCTACCTTCAAACTTAGAAGTAACTGGACTTATTCTTACAGTACTATTCTGAGAAACATAGGGCTGAGCAGAAGGAGTATAGTCTGCTATGTTTACATCTGTTTTCTTAAAGTAAGCCATTAGGATATATAGTAATTAGATTGAATAGAAACAATAGAAACTGAATCGTAGGGATCAAGGGTTATAGAATCATTTCCATCTATCTTCTCAGATCCTTGAGTAACTATAGTTAGAGTCTTGGAGGTTAGATTATCTATTCTCTTAAAGAAATATCTTCTTCCGTCAATAGCTGAAGAGGGAAGAGTAATAGTAAGATTATTTGCACAATTAACAAAACAATCTAGATTTTTAGATACATCTAGAGTAGTACTGTTAGATACCATTCTTATTTCAGAAAGACCTAATTGAACTTTAGTTCTTAAGTTTGATTCTAGAGCTAGTTCTGTGACAGAGTTGGGCACTGGTAAGGAAGAGATTGGTATCTTGTAATTAGTATATACAGAGTTAGTATTGGTCCTCGATATCAAAGGGATATAAGTATCAGTAGGAAAAGAGGTTATGTTATTTAGTTGAGATACAAATCTTATAAAACTACCAAGCAAAGGAATCTTCGATACTAGTAATTTATAAGTAACGTAGTTACCACTAATATTCTTACTCGATACTGGTAAGTAAGAATCAGTTTCAGGAAGGTTCTCTATTGGCGGAAGGTCTGTGATTACCTTTCTAATAGAACAGTCGTTAGAAATCATTTTTAATTACAGGGGTAGAGGGCCACACAACTATCATCTTCAAATCCAAAACAATATCCATCATCTAGAGCAAGAACACAATACTGTTCAACTTTATCTATCTGTGAGTAGTTAAAAGAACTTTGTATATCTTCTTCTATAAACTCTAGATTTTGCTGAATAATTATTTTAGATCCAACTGGCTTCTTATCTCTAAGAGATTTAGATAAATAAGAATCTACAGGTCTTTTAATTTCTACTTGAAAAGTATTTAAGCCATAGTCACCTCCATTAAAATAACCCTCTCCTACTCTAGGATTTAATTCTTTAATAGCTGTAGAGCTAGTAACAAATAAATCAGTGTAGTGCTCATAAATTAAAGGAGTAGTAGAAACTATAGATTGGACTAAGTTAGTAATACCAATCTTAGTAGTAGATCTTTGTATCTTCATTTCCTCAGATAACAATGCTTTTCTATCTTCTAGAGAAGAATATATAGGTATTCCTTTTCCATAGTCTCTCAACTTATTATTTATGTAGTAGGAAGAAAAACTATGAAACTTAGAAGTAAACAAGGATAGGCTAGATCTAAATATTGAAGATGTAGAAATAAGTATTGAATAGATAATGTTTCCTATTACTGAGTTCTTATTAATAGCTTTTGGATTAAACCAACCATACTCTCTAGGAAGAGTAGATATAGCTGCATCCAGCATAGTCCAGAAATCTAGGTTGTTAGAATATATTAGCTCGTAGGGAACTGATATTAATCTAGACTGACTGATCTCCGTAAGATTCAAACTATTAGAGTAGGCACTCTGCAGGTATTCATTAGACTCCACATATTCTAGATAGGAAGTCAGCCCTATATTTATAGGAAATATAGTTGATGTTCTATTTACTATATAACTATTATATCTAGCTATTACCCAATGTTTGTTATTTATCTTCTCTCTAAGATCTTCTGTAAGACTATTATCGTTAAATACTGGATTAGATGAAGAAGCTGAAGTTAGTATAAATCCTGTGAGAGGAGATTCAATAAAAGATTCTCTAGTTAAGAAAGGAGTGGAAGCAACCTCATACTCTATTCCATCACCTATATATATAAGTTCTTGATTAACTGTTACCCACTCATTGTTAACTCTGATAGCGTTACCCGGCACAAGGTTACCTGCAATGGTAACTGGTAGAGTATCTATAGTTACTAGATCTTCATCTATGTGAACAAACTTTAGATCAGATAGTACAAAAGAGCTAATATCTAAACCATACTTAACTTTAATTAAAGAGTAGAGATGTGATACTAAACTCTCAGATATATCTCTTCTATTAAGAATGTCAGAAGTTAGTATGCCATAGTAGAGAGATTCTTCATTGTCAGTCTTGTTAGTTAGAGAACTATAGAACTTTTTAGAAGAAATGTTGTAGAAGTAATTAAATAGAGCTAGCCATACTTGCCAAGCTACTTCTAGATAAATAGATTCATTAAGAACATCATGAGCTTTTAGAAAAGCTGCTATATAAGCTGTAGCTGCTCTTAACAGCTTTGTAGTTATAACTTGAGAATCTCCTAAGATTGCAGTACTAGTCCACCCTTGATTAGGTAGGTAGTATCTAGCATCTATCTGATTTATTAGATAAGTCGTTAGGGTGGATATGTATGGACTAAAATCTTCTTGGACTAGGTCAGAATATAAAGTTAGTAGATATAGAAACCAAGCTACTGATTCATTGTCTACTTCTCTAGAGGTAACTAGATTACTATTCTTTAAAGTAAATACAGAGCATACTTCTGGATCTACATCTTCAACAAAACAATCTTCTTCAAATATTCTTAGAGTTGAATCTTCTCTAGAAGAGTCGTTAAGATAAGTGTTTGAATAATTTGAGTAAGTAGCTAAATACCTAGGTATACTACCTGATCTATTATTATTAGAAGTTCTATCTATCAGAGATAGTATCTTTCTTAAGTTAGATCTAATAATTAACTGCAGATCTTTATCAATCTCATACTTGTAATAGTATGTATCTCTCCCTTCTATACTATGCTTGTAGTCTGATTGAAGAAGATTTATAAGAGTTAAAGATATCTCTCCAAGATCAGTTAACTGATCTTTTGCGTTTAGCCTGAGAAGATAATCAGGGTAAGACCTCATTATACTTCCACCTGGTAGTTCACCAAAGAGATGGTGAACTACTTCATGAGTATCAGGAGTTACTCTAACCAACTTAAGAAACTTTAAACCTTCATTTATAAGTAAGTTACTTCTAAAAGTTCCATCAGCGTTAATAAAGATAGAAGGATCTTGAACTAGATCATCTCCAGTGTTCTGACAGACTAGGCCCGCCTGTACAAACCACCCAACTCCAGAAGTATCTATAGTGCATGGTACAAAGTATTCTCTTGCATTACGAAAAGTTCTAGAGATAGAAGTTTCATAAGTCTTATTCCATATTCCATCCTTAGTATAATTAGGATTACTACAGAAGGGGGAACAGTAGTTTCTAGAGTAGAACTTATTATTATTTACTTTACCCTCAAGTAAACCTGAGTAGTTAAGCAGGTAGCCTTTAATGAACTCTAACTCTACTTTCAGGTCAACATTAAGGGGAGAAGTAGCAATACTCTCCCCTCCTATATTCTGAAGACTCTTAATTAAATTAAATGACTTTAACATTAGATAATAGTTACCTTTATTTCATCAGCTAAAGGAATAGTTCTATCTGGTAGAGTTATGTCAGCATTAGGAGTTAGGATACTAACGTAGAGTATATCTCTTAAAGATGAGAGAGCAGAATATATCTCTGTTATTCTAATAGTTTCATTAAATGATTTAGAGGATAGAACTCTATTGATAGTAGCTTTTGCATCTACTATAGCCTGATTAATATTGCATCCAGGGCATACAGATAATTCTATGCTGAAGTAGATTGGAGTGTACTGAAGACTAGATATTCTATATAGAGTGCCTAGTGGTTTAATTAGGGCTACTTGCTGGTCAATAAGATTTAGTAGAGCTAAATCATTACTATTTACATAAACTTCAAATACACCAGGGTAAGAACCAGACTCATAGATAAGAATCTTATTCTCAGGAACTAAGGCTGATAAAACATTCAGTATAGAATTAGTACTGCTAGTATCTCTAGAAGATATAAAAGAAGTTATTCTTTTTCTGAAGTCATTGTCTGATTCTTGTCTACTACCTTCTGAGAGATCTCCTCTATAAATGTTTCCTTCTCTAGTTATACCAACAGTAAATATTGTTGAGGAGTAAAGAGAATTATATAGTCTAGTACCTGCCTGTAAATTATAATTCTCATCTGATCCAACACTCTCTATTGAAGCAAAAGTTGAATTAGATAATATTCCGTTGGAGATGGTGTATTGATATTTACCATCTGAGGTTGATAGAAGAGTTCCAGCAGGTATATCAGGAATCGAACCTGATAATAGGACTCCACCTCTAGCTTTAGATCCAGGGCTTCTGAGTAAACCAAACTCTGCTCCTCTATTATCTAGATCTACTCCAGTAGCTGTAGTAATGAATATAGAATTCTTAACTAATTCAAGATCAGCTTGCTTAAGTAAGATTGGATATATTAAAGCTCTAGCAAGAATATAGACGTTGCTGTAGCGGGTAAAGTTAGCTAGTGGAGAAGAGATATTCTGTAACCCACTTCTAAAAGATTCTAATAAATTATCAATTGTTCTCATATGCTTAAGGTTATTGATTCTACCTGGTTAGTATCTTTTAGTTTGTAAGTTAGACTAATACTAAGAGTATTAATAGAAGAACTCTCAACACTTAGATCAATAATATCTACATAAAGCTTAGGTACGGTTAAAGCTTGATTTATAAATGCTAGAGAGTTAGAAGAAAGAATGGCACTTAGCGGATCTGATAGATGCTGATATATCTTGTTACCAAAGTCTTCATCTATAGATGAAAGGCCAGGGTAAGACCAGAGCTTTAAGTAGGAGTAAGGGGTTTCTAGAGACCTTCTGAGAAGGGTTCCTTCAACCCCATCGTACATCTCTATGTCGTATATAGAATTACCTTGCTCGTCTTTACCTTGATATATAGCTGATAAATCACCAAGGTTTAATTTAAGATCTTGCATATCATGTTAGAACAATAGATGGGTAGGCAGAATAAGGAAAGCCTATAAGAAGATTATCTTGAGCTGTTAGAAGTCCAATAGTAGTACTACCTTTAAGAACCCTGCTAGAAGTAACAATAGAAGCTTTAACTGTGTAGAACCCAGGATTCAATTGAGCTACTGTAGTGTAGTTAATCACTGTTCCTAAGGGATCTGTAGGTGAAGTAATCCTCCAGAGGAGTTTAGTCTTCACATTACATATAAGCCAGTTATACTTAGGATTCTTATCACTAAAGTATATATCAACTGATAGAGCCCCCCTAATAGTAGGTGGGAAGCTAATTAGTATTCCTCTATTTATTAACTGTGGAGGTGAGATAGTATTCATTATTCTGCTAGATAGGAGTCAATAATTATTGGAGTTAAAGTTAGACCTATCGATTGTGTAGAAAACTCTCTTAGAGTACCAGAAGGAGTTACTAAAACTATATTGGAGTTAATTGTTATAAGAGCAACTCCAATATTATTGACTGGGTTAAAGCTGGTTACTACATATCTGTAAACAGAAGGAGTGTATTGGTTATCACTCTGGTAGGGGTATAACTTACTACCATCTCTGCTTAGGAAGTAACTAACTTTGTAATTAATAAAATCTCCTTCTGAAGGTATGTACTGACCTTCTTCTGAAGAGTAATTAGGAGTAGAGAATAATATTCTATTCTGCTCTACTCTTAGAATAGTAACCTCACTATTAGATAAGTTCAGAGAAGGTAGTTTGAAACAATCAGATAAACCTAGGTCTAGATCAATTCCTGTTATTTCAGCAATAAGACTATTAAGTTCTGGGTCTTCAGTAAAGGATAGAAATTCCCCTCTACTATTCACCCTATCTATAATTGGACTTCTAGTTATATCTCTAGCTGTGTTATGTACTTGGATAAGTCTAGGAAGAGATTCTAATATGTAGACTGGTAGTCCTATACCTGCAGGGTCTGAGAAAGAAGAGTAAGGATTAATAGAAGAATATGGGGTCTCAGAAGAAGAAGGGGAGGATCTCTTAAACATATCTTGAAGACCTTCAATAGAAGATATTAGACCTTTTATCTTATTAACAAGATCTAGACAACTCAGCATAGTACTTATCTGATCTATTGCTGGGATCTTATAATCTCCCATTAGAGATAATAATTCAGGAATCTTAGCAAAGGTCTTACCAACATCTACTCCTACTAATATTGTATTGAGAACTCCTTGCATCTTAGTTGCATTTTCAGTACCTAGAATAGGAGATATTAGATTAGTAACACTACCTCCAAGAAGGCTAAGGTAATCTCCAGAAGAAGCTGCTTGAATAACTGTTCTTAGATTGCCATATATATTGGTAGCATTATTAAATTCATTAACCCCTGTTACTTCAGCAAGTATTCTAGATATTCTAGAAACCATGTCTGACTCATTAACAGGTTCTCCTTTCTGAAGGTCAACTATTAGATCTCTAATGTTCCCAGCAGCTGATGCATAATTAGAAGGTATTATACTCTCTACTCTACTAAGTACATTTCTTTTTACTTCTTGAATAATAACATTCTGTATATTTCCTCCCCCTAGAATTGCATTACCAATACTTCCAAAAGAAGGATTATTAAGAATGTTAGCTATAGGGGAGCCTGGGAAGGCACTACTCAATAAGTTTCTACCAATATTAAAGACACCACTAATGTCTCTATTAGATATAACCTTAGCAAAGTTAAATGCTACATTAACTTTTCCTAGAATACCCTTAGGAAGGAATCCTACTGCTAGTAAACCAATAGTAGATAGATATCTAGATCTTAGAGATTCAAGAGCTTCTGCTGCTTGAGGGTAGGATCTAATTATTCTTATTAGATGATCTCTCTCTGCTTGTGGTAGAAAAGCAAAGGTAGAAGTTCTTATATTAGGAGTTAAACCTATAGCATCTAGAACTGCAGGATTGTTAAAGAGAGCTCTATCAGAAGAAGGTAGAAAACTAAGTTCCTGCTGGAAAGCTGATGTAGTGAAGTTAGATAGTCTAACTAGAGAAGAGACTTCATCTCCATCACCATCCTCCTCTTCTACTATCCCTTCAGTAATTAGATAATCTAAGAGGGGATTAGAGTCTTTATCTCTTGGGGGAGAAAGGAATATATCTAGAGGAGCTTGAAGACCTGTTCCTATAGCTGAGTTAGTGACTACATTACTGTTTGATTCAGGCTGAGAGGCAGTAGGTGCTGGTAGTTTAGCATTACCTCCTATACCTACGTTATTACTTAAGTCTTGAGCTATACGTGTAGGATTCTGGCTAGAGGTTCTAGCAGATGAAGGATTAGCACTACTTCTGGCAGTACTTCTATCTGTAGAAGTACCAGTGGATGAAATAGGATTGGAAGGGGAGATACCTTCCAATCTAACTGAAGTACCATTATTCAATGCATTCTGAGCAGCCTCAGCAAAAGATCCTCCTTGACTCTGCTGTTTATATTTAGATGGTATACAGTTAGATAGATCTGTTGGAATAGTTGGTAGTGAAGGGAGGGGAGGTAATTGTTGAAGTAATGGAACTTTAATTTGAGAAATTCCTAGTTTACCCCTACCTAATCTAGCAAAAGGGCCAACAATATTAAGACTAGCAGTAGAGTTCATAAGTGAAGCTTTAATTGCTCCTACTACTGCTGTACTAGTCAGAGAAGAAAGAGTTGATGTTCCTACTGAAGAGCTTACGTAATCTCCTGTTGTAAACTGAGCAAGGCCCTGTGAAGCCATAGTCAAAGAACTTTGGCCTGAAGCTGTTAAAGAAGAAATAGATATATTACCCCCAGAGGCTACTGGAAGACCCTCCCCATCTGCTTCTGTAGCAGCAGATGGATTTGAGGAATCAACACCTGCTAGATCAACAGCCATCATAGTAATATCCAAGGCTCTATCTAAATGACTTTTAAAGCTAACGTTTGTGTAGCTATCACCAGATAGGATAGAAGTATTATTGTTAGCTGCTATTCCAACCTCTCCTCCCATGAATTGGGCAGAAGCAGTACCAACAACTCTATTCGTTGCACTGAGAGTATCATGAGAGCCTGAAGTAACATCTAGGGTAGTAGCACTCTGTCTAATATCACCACCACTAGCAGTTAAGATAGAAGTACCCACTTCGTCTATCTTTATACAACTAGCACACACGTAAGAGTTATTACTCTGTATATATGTATCTTGGGAATTAAGACTGAGAAGAGGACCTGTCATGCCTACTTGCGTATCTGAATTAACACTAACAGAGTTGCCATTAACTACAACAGAGTTACCTGAGTTAATAATATAACTACCATTAGATATATCAGAAGCTTGAGCCAGGGCACCAGCTACTGTAGCGCCTTTCATAGAAGAAGATCTTAATTGATCTAGAACTTCTGGAGTAGCTAAGCTGTCAGGATTTTGTGATAGATCTTTTAAGCTAGTGAGTTGCTCTAACTTAGGGGCTATCACTGTTTCAATCATAGTTCCTGTAGAAGCTATTGATTGATTAGAAGTAGTATCTCTAGAGAACATAGAGTTAACTTCAGCTGCCGGTTGGTGAGAAGGATACCGAGGGGAATCAGCATTATCTTTGGTGGAAGATACTCCTTCTATAGAGTCAAGAATACTTGTGAGAGACAAGATCATTCCTTCTCTATTACTTTCAACAGCTGCTGCAAAATCTACTCTACTTACTGGTCTAACAGGTATAGTAGGTACAGAGATAGAGGATACTCTACGATTAGATTGAGCTAATAATTCTTGGATCATTTTGATAGGTCTCTTATTCTTGGTTCATTGTCTACATAACCTGAAAGATAAATTAAGTTATTACCTAGTAAGTTAAAAGAATTGAGGTTGGACTTCTTTAATGTGTAGCCAGCATAGTATAGGATTCTATTAATCCTTGACATAAGATTTAATACTTCAGAAGAGTTATCAGAAGTAGGTCTATCTGAATAATTAATTGTTGAGTAGTGACTTAGAATATAAGCTCTATTAAGCAATTCAGAAGCAATACTTACTAATAAAGTGTTATATCCACCAGGAGGAAATAAGTCTTGCAGTATTAGATAGCTTTTATCTCTAATGTTAGATGTAGGTTCAAAGTTCTCAACAAATGAATTTATAAATAGCTCTTCTTGATTTAATCCATTAGTTAACGCAGATCTTTTTCTAATTACTGAAAGATCAGAGTAGAGAGATTCAAAGTTACTTGTTATTTCTTGATGAATATATTTAAAGTACAGGTCTTGTAGATTATCTGAGGAGTAGCCATTAGTGTAGCAAGCTGTAACTATATCTCTAATTAGCTCATTAGTTGAATTACTATTCTCATACCAGTAAATAAGAGAAGGAAGAAAGGAAGATAGAAAGTTAAGAGATGTCTGTACTTGCTCTAATCCTAGGCTCTTAAATATACTTAACTGACAGTTGTACAGGGATGCATCAGAACCTGGTGAAGAGTCAGATAGTATTGTTAGTAGATCACTGCTCCACTGAGATAAAGAATTTTCTGGTAGAGTGAAATACTTTATGCATCTTCTAGATATTTCAGAGACAGATAGGTAATGACTATTGTCTTCAAGTAAGTAGAGGTTGTAGGCTAATGACCCATACATGCCACCCCAAGTAGATTGAAAGGTGTAGAGAAGATCTTCTAGATACACATTTCTAATACTTAAGAAGCTTGTATCTATTGTTGAAGTTCTTCTAGTGTAATGTGGACTGATCTTTTCATTACTATCTACTATGGTTGAGGTGTAACAAAGTATATACATGAAGCTTTCAATAGAGAGGTTCAGATCTCTTATTCTGAAAGGTATATTCTTGTTTAGGATATCTCTTATGGTTCTTTGATGCTTAACTAGAGCAGACTGAGTCTTGTATATATCAAAGCTAATGTTTAAATACTTTTTGAAGGTTAGAGTATTCTTCAGATCTATCTTTCTTAGATCTAGCTGACTTAAGGGAGTACTTAGTAAATTAACGTATTTTGAGATAGCCATGCTTCTATATTTGTAAGTATCTTGTCGCCATTAGGAACAGCAAAATGAGTTGTGATTACTGAAGCAGCAAAGTATCTAGAATTCTCAACTGCTATCTTTATAAAGTTTTTTGAAAGAGAACTATCTACATTAATCTCAGAGAATAGGTATTCAAGTCTTTCTTCTAAAGTCCCCTCGTATATTTTGTTAGATATTGAAGTCCTAAAAAGAATATTGCTAGCAGATAAATCAGTAGTTGAGAGCAGAACTCTAGTAGAGATAGATTCATTAGCTAATCTACTAGCTAGAGAGAGGGTGTAATCCTTAGAAGGAAAGTTAGTCTTAACTGTATAAGGAGACTTATACCTCTGAGATATCTCTACTTCATATGCAGATAGTAGAAAGTAAAGGAAGACTCTTTGATAGAAGGGGAATAGAAATAATAGGGATAAGGGGGCTCTTGCATCTATTAAGTAGAACTTTTTATTTATACTTTGGACTTCTGCTGAATTAGTTAAAAGAAAGTCGAATAGTTCTGTTAGAGTATCTGGTTTATCAGTCCTAGATAGAATGTTCTCTATAGAGAACTTAATATGATTACCCTTGAAGTAGTCTGAATTAGATCTTAATTTATACATTAGGAGTTTCCTATAAAGTCTTGAGGGTCTAGTGCTCTACCTCTAATCCCTCCAACTCTAATCTCAAAGTGAAGGTGATTTCCTGTACTTAATCCTGTTGAACCTACAGTACCTATGATCTGTCCTTGTTTTACTCTTTGACCTTCAGAAACAAGAACACGACTGAGGTGAGCGTAGAGGGTAAAGAAATTCTGAGCATGTTGAAGAGCTACAACATTACCATACCCATCAGAGTTATTTCCAGTAGTAGGGTCTACTATTCCATCAGCTGAAGCATACACTGGAGTACCCTCAGGACCCCCTAAATCAAGTCCTTGGTGGTCTCTAAGAACTCCAGTAATTGGGTGCTGTCTAGGGCCAAATCTTGAAGTTACAGGAAGGTTAGCTGGTTTGATAAAACCTCCAGGTATGAGGGGTCCTGTGTAAGGTTGATTAATATCTGTTGAAGTATTTGATGATGCTCCTAAGGCTGTTATTCCAGGAGAAGGATAACCTAAGCCTGAAGATCCTCCCTGCTTTGTCTGACTTACTTTACTGGAGCATCCAGTATACATAAGTCTAGAAATAATATTGTATTCTGGGGGAGCACAGTTGATTCCATTAGTGACAAAAGTCGAGAGTGAGTTAAGGGCACTTTGGAAGAGTGCTTCGTTAGCAGAACCTGGTTGAACAGCTACTGGATTACCTACTGTTCCGTTAACTGGCATTCCTAACTTGCTAGAAGCTTTGGACTCCAGTCCCCTCTTAAGAGAATCTCTAGTTATAACACCAGTGCTACTATCTCCTGTTGTGTAGAGATTATCTGCTTGTGGAGGAATAGGTAGAGGAGTATTTCTATCTTTAATAGATCTTGCTGATGGCATTAGAATAGTTAGGTAGAGATCTTCTAATCCAGAACCAGGTTCTAAACCAAGACCTTCAAAGTATTTATCAACTAGATCTAATTGTTGAAGAACAGATAAGTTAGCTATCTGCCTATAAGAATCTCCTGGATAGCCTACTGTAGCTGCACCTCTATCTTTACAGAATTGTATTATTCCTACACAATTAGTTCCTGCCCTAGGATCTAGACCTTCAGTTTCTGTCATAGACAAGATAGCAAAGTCGTTAGGATTAATAGAATATTTATTTGATAATCTAATTATTCTTTGTCTGACTGCACTAGCTTCTGAGTTAGGTATGAATCCTAGTCTAACTGCTCTAGCTACTGTAGCATCAAGAATAGCTGTATTAGAAGCAGGATTACTGCTTTGAGGGAGAGATAAAGTCATATGCCTAAGTTTATACTTCTAACTCTAGATACTTGTCTAAGATAAGTTCCAAAGAATCTTTGTTCATCAAAAGATCTAGGGTCTCTAGATCTTGTGCCTGAGTTATCTATTCTTGAATGAAAAGTAACTCTTTCATCTGATACTCCTGTTCTTCCAACTAAGTAGGCCAGAGATCTATATTGTTGTTCAGTGTAGCCTGAATGAGTATTAGAATTACCTCTACCATCTTCAGGAGATTCCAGAGAGATATGATAAGCAAAGTTATTTACTGAGGGTGGGAGAGTAGAAAGGGATACAGTTTCACTACCAAAAGAAGAGTCTCCAGCACCAAAGGCCCTCTTATTAGAAGGAACTAAATATTCTATAGCTCCATTTCTTCTAATCAGAGCGTGATATGAAGCTTGGGTATTTGGATTAGCAAAAGCATTTAAGGTTGATTCAGCACTACCTACAGTCTCATGAATAACAACAAGGGGTGCATTAGTCAATCGTCTTCCTTGTCTATCTGTAGTTTCTCTATTACCATAATTAGCTGGGCTAACGAAGCTCTGAGTTTGAGAAAGGGGTCTGTAAGAATTAGATACGCTTCTTTCAGGAGGTTCAGTAGTTCCTAACTCAGAACCTAAACTTTCTTGGAGTCTAGCAGCTTCTTCAAACCTAGCAGAGGAAGAAGAGTTAAGAGACTGAGCTGAGTTCATATAACTATCAGCTAATAAACTATGCTGTTCTGCCCTATAAGCATCAGAAGCTACGAATGAAGTAGATGAAGGAGGAACTACAACAAAAGAATTTATTCTATTAGTATCTAACTCTTCCCCAGTATTTATTGTTTTTACTCCCTGTAGCAGAAGAGAATGATCAGCGTGCATTCTAGCTATTCTAGTAGATTGAGAGACAGTACTAGAGAAGTCACCCCCAGTAACATTTGTTATGTTACTGTCTGTGTAGTTAACTAGGGGGCCTAGGGAATAGGTAATAGAATCTCCATATGGAGATCTTATGTCTACTACAGCAGGGTAGGGTTGAGCTTGAGATACGCCTGCTGCATCAGAAGAGAACTCAGGAGAAGAGTAAGGCTCTAAAAGAGTAGCACTACCTTTAATATTTATAGTCGCTCTAGATTGTGTAAGTCTAGGAGGATAGCCAGACGGTTGATTAAACAGCTCTCCCTCTCCTAACTCACCTGGTTCTTGAAGTTTACCTTCCTCATAGAACTTCTTATAATCTCCTTCTAAGTGAATAGTCCCAAGAATAATACCATCTGTGGTTAAACCTTGATTAAAGGCTAGAACTACAGGAGTTCCTTGCTCCAGCGGCTGGTAAACTCCATTGCCAGAGTAGCCAGCATTACTTTGCATATGTCTACAATTCTTTATTAGTAGATCATATTCAAGTAATCTAACATCATAAAAGCACCCAATCCTATTTACTTCCTTAACATTAGTAACAACACCTTGATGTATTCTGAAATGACCTCTACTAACTTGTTCAGTTACAAAAGGTATTGAGTATTGATCATTGTACTGTCTTATAAAGTTATCCATTAGTAATCACTCACTGCTGCAATAATAGTGGTAAAGGCTCTCTTACCCTGAGCTGATATTTTATGTTTGACATTTCTTACTTTGTAGACAGGGAGAACTTTCTCTTCTATGTTTGTATTTACTCTAGAGGGATTATTCTGAAGTTGTTCAGCTAAAGAACTCGTTGCATTACTAGTTAGTCTATCAATTCCTTCTTCTATAGTTTGTCCAGAATCAGTAGCTGCTGCTTGTTCAGCTCTTTCTTTAATATTAAAATATATCCGTTCTCTAAGCTGTGGATTAACAGTAACAGTTATATTTCTATCATGGATAGTAGAATTATAAACACGTATGGCCTCTGAAGGATAGAAGGTAGGATCTCCTAGAATCTCTATCTGTACCCCATTAACATCTCTTGCGCCTATCTGAGAGTAAGCTAGACCTGTCACAATAGCTGCCGCTTCTTTCTCTCTAGAACCCCCAGCTTCAGATATAGAAGGGTCATAAATAACAAAGTTTCTGCAAGGAGGAGAGATAGTTCTATTCTTAAGAATAATAGGTGTTGTATAGAAAGCAGATTTCATTGAACTAGGAAAGCTTCCTGCAGATCATTTAGATCCTGAATCACTCACTAGGAAGTTATTGTAAGTGCCAAGAGTAGTAGTTACAGCTCTAATAGAAAGTATCATCTGACCTGCACTCGGCTTGTCTCCTGGAGGGGAGAGCCTAAAGAAATAAGTTCTAAAGTTTCTAGCTTCATCTAGGAATCCAGAGGTGTCCAGAGTACGAGGTCCTATTACATAATCACCATTAACATGAGAAGCAAATAAATCTAGAGGCCTTTCATCACTCTTGGCTAAGTAATCAAGAATGTTATAAGGTGTCTGATTTATTACTTGAAAGTTAGAACTATCAAATCCTTTTTTAATAGGAGGTCTTTCTAGCCAAAGGTGCATTCTAGGATGACCTTTATCTCCTACAAGCTTAAGTGTAGCTTCTCTAACCCAAGCAGCTGGATCCTCAGGAGGTGTAACTCTTTGGTAGTCTCCATTCTCTAGAGTAGTGTATCCTCTGAATTCCATACCTTGTTTAATAGGTCTCCAGCAAGAAGAAGAATCTAGATCGTTACCTGTTGGAGAGAATCCGTTGATAGAGTTAATAACTGATTTACATAGTGAAATTCTATCACCCCCTTTAATCAGATCTGATATAGAGGCTTCTTCAGGATCAGAAGAATTACTTTCAGAAGATTTGTAGATAATAATAGTATCAGCTAATACTCTAGTTCTGTCTCTGCAAGAAAGTATTATTTGTAGAGCTGAATCACTCCCACTGAAATCTACCTTATCAATAAACCCCCAGAATATAGGAGCTAATGGTTTATTAGGATCACTGTTAACTTCTTCATTATTAAGATTCGTATAACTGATAGGATGCTCATCTAGCATATCAGCAGTGATAGGAGTGGTCGGCTTATCTACATAACCTGCATATATTCTTATTTCATCTTCTACAGTTAAGTTAGGATAATTACCTTCTCTGAAAACCTTAACATTAGGAAGAGGAGGAAGTTCTACATTAGAACTTTTGGCAGAACAAGCCAAGACTATCATTGCAGTAGATACTCCCCAATCTCTAGATATAGAGACTTCTAATGATCTTATAGCCCATTCTAAAGTACGACTCGCTGTCGGTTGAGAGTGTTGGGTAGTAAGAATTATAGGATAAACATTATTATCACCTCCAGCAAATGTAATAGCTGCAGCTGGAACGTTTTGAGACTGTGACCAAGTTTTCATATAAAAACAAATATAGGCTACTTAATAATATTAAGTAGCCTATCTATAAAGTGTTCAATTAAAGTGGTTACTACTCAATACTTGTCTGCTGAATAGTAGGAGTGGCAACAAGAATCTCTCTGGAAGTGAGATTAGTAGTTTTAAATTGCTGGAAGCTATTATCAAAGTATTTAATACCTTCTGCAACTCCTTCCCATCTAACAGCAGCTACTCGTCTACCAGGCATAATACCAAGAGACACAGAGTCTACTTTACATCTTTGTATCTCGTATCTACCTTTTTCTTTAGGAGATCCAGGAACCTGAGGAAAGTCATTACTGGTAGTAGGACGAGAAGCATTAAAGTTTCTTTCAGAAATGTATCTTACATCTTCAGGAACCCCTGATAATTCAGCAGCATTAGCATCAAAGGTTATATGAAAGCGAGGTCCTCTAGTTAAAGTTTGGCATCTAGAGATTTCTCTAGCTCCAAAAGTTCTAGAGATGAACTGCATATCGATTAAGCCTTGTTCTAAAACCCAGGCTATCTGAATCTCACCATCTAGATATTTAGGAATTCTTTGACCTAGCTCTAGGTAAGTTTCAGTGGCGTTTCTAACCGATAGAGTTAGAGACTGAAACTTACCGAAGAAAGTTCTCTGTCCAGAAAAAGTGTCTTGCACAAAGACTTCAAAGTCAAAACCTGAGAGAGGATCAAACCCGCAGTTGTTTACTGGTGCAGAGTATGGATTTTGAGTTAAATTTGACATAACTTAGCTAGCGAATATTACTTGACCATTTTGAGAGTTTCTAACCATGGTTATATTTATGTAGTCTGCCGAGAAGATAGGCAGAAATTCTAGATAAATGTTTAGTTCATAGTTAGTGTAGGTGGTGATGTTGTTATTACTAGAATCAGCAGTAACTGCACCTACAGAAGCTATCTCTCCTCGTCTTACCTTTTCTTCCATGTAAGCTCTGATAGCACTAGATAACTCTCTTCTTAAAGTTTCAGTGTGAGGCTCTGACTTATAACTCTGGAGTGCTTTATACAGATCCATTCTAATCATGTCATGGACTCTTCTCAGATATACTTTTTCCCAAGTAGTGTCAGAAGATAAAGTAACAGCAGAGATAAAGTTATAACTTCTAAGAGCTGGATCTAAAGCTATCACTTCTATCTTAGCGTCAGTGATTATTTGAAGATCAGATTTGCTAGAAAAATTAGCAGTAGTAACTTCGTTAATGCTGTTGATAGATCCAGCTATTCTTCTAGCATTAGGTCCAACAAATACAGGAATAGCAGCTAACTTACCAGCATAGATTGCATCAGGAGAAAGACCAAATCTAGCAGCGTTAGGTTGTTGGCTGTAAGTAGACCAACCTGCTACCATTACAGCTCTATTACTTCTAAACCCTTGACTCTCTCTAGCCGCCGAAATAGGAGTTAGATTGGGAGAAGCGTTCAGGACAGATATACGTAAACCTTCAAGCTCATTAGATTGCTCTGCATGAGAGATAAGAGCAGCTTTCAGAGAGTTAGATCCATACTTACCAGGGCAACAAACTATATGCACTGGTTGGCCTTTCATAAGGTTTAGAGCATTTAAGTAGTCAGACTCATCAGTAGAAGGTCCGTTATAACCTTCTTCAAGAGAGATGTTAGATAGGTAAGAGGGACCATAGTTAGAAGGGAATGCTGGGTTGTTAGAATCAGTAATGAAAGGATTACTGGGTGCTAATCTCTGAGGAACTCTTAGAGTATTACTAAGATCTGCAGTTCGATCTAGAAACTTAGGCATAAAGATTCCTCTAACAAACTTAGAATCTTTAAGCTGATTAAGAAATCCATCTTGATCTATATCAAAAGAATCTATGATATAGCTTTCAGGAACTAGTCTAGGATTGTACTGATCAGAATTGAGGTCAGTAATAGACAGACTATAACGATTACTATCTATAGAGTAGACTGAGACTCTAAGTTGATTACCCCAGCTACCTTCAGAGTTAGCAATCAATCTTAAAACTAGAGTTCCGTCTAGAGCATAGAAATCTCTATACGCAGATCTAGGACCGTCAACCCCTCCAGACATAAAGATAGCAGGAGCTGCTATTGTATTAGCAGCACTAGCTACTAGTCCACTACAATCAAAGCCAGTAAAGTAAACAGCCCATCTATTACCTAAAGAACCTCTTAGCTCAGGCTCTAGTTCAATAATAACCCCATTGTTTAGATCATTAATCTTTACTTCCCCCATAGGAGCTTCACCACTAATAGCAGATATTATAGCGTTAGCTACCTGACTAGGAATGAAAGAATTGCTGATAGGTATGGTAAAGGTATAAGAGTTAGTTCTTATACTAAAGGCATTACCTACTCTGAACTGTTCTACTAGGCTGTCTACATCAGCTCCACTAGCCCCAAAAGAAACTCTCAATCCCTGTTCTATAGCTATGTAAGATCCAGGGGCTGTAGTATCAAAATCAACTGTTAGGTTAGTAGAGCTAGTCCAATCAACATCTACTAGATCAATTACATTGTTAGAGATAGGAATAAACTTCCATCTCATAGTAACTGTATTATTAGCAGGGTTGATAGCTGTAACTTCAAACCAATATCTACCAGTTTGAGTAGAAGTATAGATAGAAGACGGATCAGTATTAACTGGTACATCTAATGTGAATTCTCCTTTATCAACAGGAGCTCCAATGTATCTTAGGTTTAGAAAAGCATTAAAGTTTTGATTAGCTACACCAGAAAAAGAGATGCTAGCTTTGGCTGCTTTAGATCTACCTAAAACTCTAATTAAACTAAACTCTCTTGCTCCTTGGTCATAGGCAGCTTGAAAAGCTATAGAACCTACAGCAGTATTAGAGCCATAGAGGTCTGCAAAGTTACGGTAGTTAGATATAAGTCTAGGGTCATTAGCTGGACCTCTATCAAATTCAGAAATCATTCCGATTCTGTTGTAGACGTCTAGCTGCGGAATATTTACACCTAGAGTTACCTCAGTAAATTTAACTTCTGGAATACGCATAATTTTAATTAATAATATTGAAGAACAATAACAAAAAGATATCAAGGCCGGTGGGCATTATTGGTAGCGATATTAAAAGTATTAGCTGGAGGGGTAAATTTATCTGTCCACCCGACTCTAATATGAGAAGTAATAGCTACAAGTATATGCCCTTCATTAAAGTAAGAGTTAACGCCACTACTCCAATCAATACTGGGATAGTTTAGATATCTAATGTCTAAATTAGTACAATCAAAAAACCTTGAAATCCATGAAGGATCTAGCAGTACCATTCTAGTTAATTCTAAGTATTCACTAATAATAGATAAGGGAGGATTGTGGTATAAGTTCACAACTCCTGGATTCTTTGAATGATACTGGAATCTTTTAGGATCGGCAGAGATAGGATTTACTTTAATTAGATAATCATCTGCTGAAGGACTCAGAGAGTCTATGTTTACTTCCTTGTAAGTATATTTAATTATTAAATGATATAGAACTTCTCTTTCAGCAGAACCAAGAGAGAAGTCGTCTGAATATATAGAACTTGCTGATATAGTAGCTGGAGAAGGAGGACTACTATCATAGCTAGAGAAGGAGGGATATATAGAACAGATTAAGCCTTGGTCTACTTCTATACCATCCATGAATCTATAACTACTTATATCTATTACTTCATTAGTTATAGGATTCTTAACAAACCCACTATTCAGAACAGAGCTATTAGCTAGAGATCTAAATATACCTTCACAATAATAAATTATTGAAGGCATAATAGTTCTTTTATCTACGGAACAATAGTTCTTGTTCATATCCACCTACTTTCTTTTCTTGTTCTAGAAACTTAAGCTTGTCGTAAACAAATTGTATCCTACTAGATAAACTGGTTTTAGATAGATCTGCAGAAGCTACTTGATTATCTCCGTTAGTATCTAAAGTAGAATTATCTTCTATAACTGTTGATTTAATAACGACTGATCTAGGAAAAGCTTTGTAATCTGTCTGTTCTAGAATAGGAGTACCTGTAGCTACTTGAAGACCTGGTACCTGATTTACATCTAATAGATCTATTACTTCTTTAATCTCTAACGAGGTTTTCTTAAAGTTAACTACTTGAACTGCATGAGGATATACAAGTACTCCTAGAACTTCTGTAGACTGGCTCATAAAGAAGAGAGCTTCTAGGAAAGAAAGAGCTACTTGTTCAGCAGTACCTGATACCTCAAAAGAATAGGCTTCATCTTGATCGAGGAATGGAACAAGATTAGGAGTAGAACTAATATTAGTAGATGATATTCTAACTCTAAGAGTACCAGTTACATTAGAAAAGCCAGGAGCTAGCTTGAAGTAAAAGGTATTAGATAGTTCTAACTCAGCTTCTGGTGAGACAGAATTAGAAGCAGCTACAGCTTTAAGTGTTCCCTTCTCTACATCTAGAATAAGAGACTTAGGCCCTTCTTCATCTAGAAAAGTAAAAGAGGGACTGAGACCATATAGTAGACCTTCTACTCTATTAGTAGAGATATCTCTAACTGATTTCAGACTTAGATCTGAATAGAGGGTTGACCAGACAAGACTATTAGTTAAGGGAGGAGTTCCAGTACTAGAAGCAAGAGCAATGTAAGAGAAGTTGTTATAGTCAACTATATCTCCCTGAGAATAAAGAACTAGAGGACTGTATGTACCTCTGTAAGTAGAAGTTAGGGAAGGATATAAAGTATTTCCAAGAGATACTTTATTTACTGTATAGAAATTAATTATTAGTAATTCTCTATTAACTACAGAAGAGTTTCTTCTAGCATCAAAGTTAATATAACTTAATCTATGAAGAAGTCTAAAATTAATTACTTTAGAAAAGTATTGATCAGAGATCTCTGGATATAGTTCTTTCTTAATAATAGAAGCAGAGTAGAGACTTAGATCTCCATTAACAGGGGCAGCAATTATATTAGATTTGTTACTAGTAAATCTAAGAGCACTTTCATTAAAAGCTTCTGCTAGAGAACTTATTATATTCTCAGCGTTCCAGCCATCTCTTAATTCAAAGAATCCTTCTACTGGAGGATTTACTTCTAAAATAAAACCATTAGTGTTCTGTGTTTCTTGCTCCCACCCTGAGTGATAGTAATAACAATAACAGAGCTTATCTGCTGGAATAGATAAAGAATCAATAACTTTGACTGACTGATTAGGGTAGACGTCTTCAAAGTTTAGAGTTTGATTTACAGGATCTACGTTAAAGTAGCTTTGAGGAATAGAAGTTTTATTTATCCCTAAGGATATGTAAATACTTATACCACCACGAATATTCCTGATAGAGGTAAAGCTCGATATAGCATTTGTTTCTCCAAGAAGAGAAACTATTCTATCCAGATCTTCTATTGCTTGGCTTTCTATTCTATTACCTAGATCTATATTTTTTAGATCAGAGTTAATAGGTAATTGTCTGATTAAGACACTAGCAGTTAAGGCAGCAGCTATTCTAGTAATACCTTCAGAGAAGGGAGAATTACTAGAAGTCATTAAATCCAATACATTTTCTTGTAGAGTGACAAGATTAGTAGGGTCTGATGGATCACAAAATAAATAAGTATTATCTTTATTCTTTGCAGCAGAAAGAATCAATCCTATACGAGGATAAGATTGAGTTTGTGCAACTGCTTTAACTTCTAATGTCTTCCTAGAAAAAGGAGCAAGAAGACTGCTATGACTTATAACCATAGCTATGAATTCTTGCTCCCCAACTATAAATTCTATGAAGTTAGAAATAGCTGCACTATTTGAGAATCCCCCAAAGGTAGCCATTATTCAAACTCGTATTCGACTATTTTTTCTATAACTTCATCTTTATTAGCATAGCTTGAATACTCAGCCATTCTATATTCTTTTAGAAGAGTAGCCAGCTTAGTATAGTGAAGGCTATCTAGTTCTTTAACTCTAGCTTCTCTTTCTTCTGTATCTTGAACAGGGGGTTCTGGAATCTCTTCTTTCTCTGCTTCATAAGTCATAGTATTAACTACGGTAGGTTCTACACCTACATTAGAAGCAATAGTCTTTATCTTAGACAAAGATTCCAGATCTTCCTTCTCTACGTAAACCCAAGAATAGAAAGGTCTATCAGGGGATAGTAGAAAAAAGAGTTCCTTTAATTCAGAATCAGAAGAACCATTGAAGAAAAGACTTTCCCCAGTGTTAACATGTTTATTAACGTTGTTATATTCATAATTGAAGGGGGAAAGGATTAATACTCTAATCATAGATTCTTCTCCTCAATTTAGTTAAGATAACTTTCAAAGTTTTCTTCAACTAGGGTAAGTGCAGTAGCAACTCCACCAGAAGCAGTCGCAGAAACAGTCAGGAGGGCTGCAGGATCAGCATAGCGGGTCAAAGGAGAATAGTTAGAATTCTCAATAGCTCCTAATCTAGGCTGAGGATTATCAAGATAGATAGGATTAATGCGACCTAAGAAAGAGCTGTTTTCTTTAGCTAGAACACGACTAATGTTAGGTTCATCTCCTTCCATACCTAGAGCAGTTCTAGAAGGATAAGAGTAAGTATTACTAACAATAAAGGCCCCACCAGTAGCAGCAAAGGTAGTAAAGTTAGGACTCTTAGTATCAATTAGAACCCCGCCTACTCTATTCTGAGCATTAGCTAGAGTAGTGTAACGGTAAGCTTCTTCTACTAAGTAGTATCTACCTGCGTAGAACGTATCAGCTGCAGCTACAGCTTCAACTCTAGTCTCAGTATAGATTTCTCCAAGCTGAGAGTAAGCTTGCTTAAAGTAATCGGCATCTCTACCCAAGAACACGTTGGAGCTAGAGAAGTTAGATTGAGGTCTAGCTTCAACTAGAATAAATTGGAAGTTAACCGGCTTGAGAGGAAAGATAGCATAACGAGGATCAGAGAGTCTTTTTATAGCCTCACCATACTCATTAAATACAGCAATCTCAGAAGCTGTGGCAATACCTCTAGTAACTTTAAATTGAACTTCATCCCAACCCCCTGCTTGATCCACACGACCTTGAAGGGCAGTAGGAATGAAAGGAGTTGCAATAGCTTCGTTGCGATTAGAAGTGCGGATGAAGTAGTTCAAACCAGCGGCTTCAGCAGCAGCTTTATCTGCAGGTTCATTGTAAGAAGGAACAGCAGCAATGATGTAATGGAAACCATTACGGATTAGAGTACCAAGGTTAGCAAAGTTAAGAGATTTACCAGTAAATCCGTGAAGGACTCCTTCAATCTCTAGAACCCCATCAGTAAAGCTAACAGTAGTACCACTGATACTATAAGAAGGTATTGTTCTAACCAAACTAGTAGTATATGTTTTATCTCCAGCGTACTTACGAGCACCCAGAAGAACTTGATTTGAGTTAAGTAACCCCATAATTTACCTCAGATTAAAAAGAACCAAAGCCTAGATCGCCAAGAACACCCATTCTGGTACGAATATCATCGACAGAACAAACGTTCATGTGAGCTACACGATAAGGATATTTGAGGTAGGGCATACCAGCATTCCCCATCTGAATATACATACCAGGCGCTGCAGGAATTTGAGTTTGAGTTTGTTGGCGTGTCCATAGCCCAGGAGCTCCACCAGATTCTTCAGACACACAGAATTGAGTACGACCAACAGCTTCACGAGCACCAGTAGAATCAACCTCAGAGACAAAGACAACTTTGTTCATAGGCCAAATTCTCTTAACAACACCATCAGTAGGATCTTTGAATTGAGTATTGACAACTCTAACTTCAACTCCTGCAATGGCAGTAATCATTCCACCAGCACCAATAGTGATAGAGTTAGGCATAGTAGAGGGCATAGCTCCACCACTGGGGATAATATAACCACCGTCACCAATGGTTAGATCTCCAGCACTAGCTCCAAGTTTAGGTATGATTCCACCAAAGGCTAGACGGATCTCGTTAGACATGTGTAGAACATCATGTAGTTGAGGAGACACATACATAGCAGTCAGAGGAGATTTGTTGGTATCTTCAAACCAACGCTTAAATCTCATCACGCATTCTATGATGGCAGCGTCCGGGTGAGTCCAGGGAATACCAGCAGCAGCACCTGGATCAGAGACGTTAGCATCTACGATAGCCCGGAAGAGGGAATTTTCTTTACGACCTCTATAGCCAGAGTTAACATCATAGCTCCACATGTTATGAGCAGGAATATGAGAAGAAACTCTAGCACCAGCTCCACTACGAGGATCAGTATAGAAGATACCTCCTAGAAGAACCATAGCGCGCCACACATCCCAAGTAAGGTTGTGTTGCTCTACCATGCGACGCATCTTCTCTTGAATCTGCTCAGCAGGAGACCAACGCTCATTGCTAGTACCAGGCTTAATACGAATATTAATATCCCCATGAGACATGAAAGCGGAGCGTCTCACGTACAAGGGCTGGTAGTATCTACGAGTTCTGGTATTACCTTCATCGTTTAGAACTTGGTCTGGCTTACCAAATTCAACAATAGGAAAGATAGTATCTACTCCTTGATACACCTGTTCAATCTTAACGATTCTCTCAAGAATAGTTTCTTCAGGGAATAGTTCTTGAAGAGGAGTTCTTGGCTTACTTACCATTAAAGATTTGGCAAGTTGAGTCAAAGACGGTTCGTTTTGCAGAGAGTCATTCTGCACTGTAACTTCTGGGCTGGAGTAAGGCCCAAAATTAGGACTGTTAATTATATCTAACATTTATATAAACCTTTTATTTAGCTGCTTCTCTGTTTGCTTTAGCTAGAGCAAGGATCTCGTCATCTAAAGTAGTAGAGGTAGAGGATTGACCATACTGCTTGACATCTACTTTTTCACAAGATTCAATAAGTAAATTCTCAATAGCAGTGAGAACAGAAAGTTCTACTTCGCTCTCACCTTGAGAAAACTTAACTACTCCAGCAGAAGAGTTGATGGCATCAGCTATCAAACTATATCTGGAGATAACAGCAGGAGATAGACCTTTAGAAGCTAAGTAGTTAGACTTCTTCTGTCTTTCTTCATCAGATAGTTTCTGAGAAAAAGAATAGGCAAGAGTTTTCTGGCGCTCAAGCTCAGACTGAAGTCCATCAACTTGACCTTTAAGATCAGCTACTGCTTGCTCGTAAGAAGCTTTCAGAGCATCAGCTTGTTGAGACCAAACTGCACTTAGAGAATCAGTAGTGGCTTTTATAATAGCAGCCACATCAATGGATTCTTTGGCTTCTTTGACCTGGACTGCTTCAGGAGCAGTCTCGACTGCTTCTACAACAGGAGCAGTAATAACAGTGGTTTCTGGTGGCATAATAGAGGATAATTTAATAATTAAAGGTAATTCTGCTTCTGCAGACTGAGAGAGTAAGGTCACCTTTCTTCCCATAGGAAGAAAAGGAGAGTTAGTAAGAGAAGTTCTCATTATAACTGGACCCAGCATCTCTCCTGTAGACTTAGATTTGAAATTAGAAATTATTTCTGGAGAGTTAAATTCATATTCCCCATTCTTTACTAGAGAAGCAGTCTCTTCCCTGACTCTGCTGTCCTTGCTCTGTTGGATTTAGACCACTCTGTTCCCTATTAACTTTCCTATAGGGCTGCGCTGGATATCCCTTATATATCGAGCGAAGCCCAAGGGTCAGTGG